GCGCAATACCATTTGCCACTATCATTAATTTTTGCGTCTTCACCACACTCACAACAAACAGCAGGTCCGACTTGATTGTCTTCTTTAATAATCATAATTTTCTTGCATAGTATTCATGATCGGTTTGGCATTCTTTTGAGCACCATCGTCTTTTATCCTTAACAATATTTCCGCACCAAATACATTTACCTGTTTCGTTGACAGGTATCTCTACGTCAACCGTGCTTAAAGTTTCTTTAAGTCTTTTTTGAACTTCATCGTTAGCTCTGTCTACGTCATCACTCATACCATATGACCTATGCGCCAAGGAGTTTTACCCATTCGTTGCTTTGCTGTAATGGGTTTAGGTAATTCAATTCCCCATCTTTCTAATACACTAATTGAAACTCCTGCATACAATGCTACCTTATTCCTTGTAGTGTTAGGTTTTCTTTTCATATAGTCTAACGCTCTTTCAATAATCTTTGTTTTTTCTTCTTCTGTATAACTCATTTTTTTGTTTCTAACTTTTCAATTTGTTTGTTAGCATACCAAATCATTTTTTTTAAATCTTGTATTTGATTACCTTTATGTTTACAACGCATTAAGTATTTTCCACATTGCCATAACAATGGGTCTTCAGGAAAGAACTCTTGTAATACATCTATTACTTCAAACTTTCCCATGGTGTAATGCTTTGGATGATTCACTACATCTTCTTCTAAATTTGCTCTCATACACACCTTATTATTTACCTTTAATGTAGAACTCTAACATACTTAAATTAGTTTCGTCAATTAATAAAGCTTTACCTTTGGATTTTGTAATGTCTCTGAGATGTTTTTGTTGGAGTGCTGTGGGTTTGTTGCCATTGGCTTTGCACTCAATACCAATGAACTGACTTTGATAACACGCTATGATGTCAGGAACTCCTGAACTCATGTAGCCATTAGCCACAGGAAAAAAGTGATAAGCACCTAAGTCTTTCAACTTTTTTACTACTTGTTGCTTAACCCATTTTTCCGTGACTTTTTTGACCATATATTTTACATACTATACAAATTCCCGATTTCAAGAATTTGTAGTAAAGAAATCTTTTATTCGTCTTAGTATTAAACGACTTGTGTGTAGTTTTGAAGCAAAACTTAGATACGCATCGTCCATCGCATTCTCTACTATAACATAAAAGATTCCGTCTTTCATACCTACACCTTTAACATGCTTTCGGTTGGGAGAAAGTTTAAGTATCGAAACTTTTTCTTTCTCTTCTTTAGTCATGCGAGCATAGGGGTGATCGTGCTTCAACACTTTCATATGTTCTCCATAATTGAGTTGACTTTGTTAACTACGTCAGCACGTAAATCTGAGTGTTGTCGTAGTTCAGCAGGGTCTACACCCATGAGTGATTTCTCTAGTTTAACTCTTACACTCTCAAGCTTCGGGTCTTTGGTGACATTCAACTTTGTAAGCAAGCCAGTTAAGTCTAGGGCATTGTTGACAAGACTGTCTCTAAATATTTTTTTGTCATCGCCACCTAATCTCTCTACGATATGTTCTACTGTCTTGTGAACTCTAGACCAAGCATCGTTCATAGCATTCTCAATTCGATCATCGTATGCTTTTTGATATTCATCTTTAAGTTCTGTCTCCATATCATTGCCTAGGTTTACACGAAAGTCCCCTGCTTCAGGCACAGGCATAATTGTATACTTCAGACTGAACCTGTTAGATATTACATCAGTATCAGGATAGTCATCACGATTAAACAATTCACCTAGCCTGTAAGCCATAGCCGTTATGATTTGTGGATAGTTAGTAAGAAACGTTTTTACACGCTCTTTAAACAAATCCTCATAGTCAGTCAGCTGACTTTTGTAATCAAAGAAGTTCGTCATAGGTAACAGTCTCGTGCCTGTATCTGACCACGGCAGTGTCTGTCTTGTATGCCAATCACGTATTTCTGTTGACAGTTTAGTAATGCGTTCTAATTCGCTTGCCCCTGCCAACAAATGTTTGTTGTAGTTGCCTGCTTTTGTCGTAGTGTTTTTATCAATATCAATTTCTTTTGATACACTCTTGTCTAACTTTCTTGCAGTCCATACAGATATGTTTAGGTCTATAAGAACTGAACTTGATGCGATACTAGTCATTATTTTTCTCCTATGTAAGTTTGTGTATATTCAGTTGTGTTGCCATCAATCATGCTATCAATCTCCATGATGCCAGGATTGATGTCACTCATTGGAACCATAGTGTTTGTGATAATTTTACTTAGTTTACTTAACACACAGTTTTCAGGTTTATGATTATGCTCGTTAGCTCGTCTCCACTCCCATGATACTCGATGTTGTTGAAAACTTTGGGTTGTTGGTTCATCTGAACCTGACGCTATAATTTTGTCTACTTCTGCTAAGGAGCTATTTATTAAATTTATATCTATTTCATACACACTTGTGTCAGCAAGTTTGCACATAACTAAATACTGTTGAACGTCTTTCCATATTTGGTGATTACATGGAAAGTTACGAACCTCAATTGAATCATAATTGTCTTTCATATGTGGGTGGTCGTTTATACCATGCCTGTTCCATACATCTTGTGCAATGTGTTTAGTAGGTGTTTTGTCACCATAACCACTAAAATCCAATTTTTGATAATACTTTTTGATATTCTTAAGCTGTCTTTTCGTTAACCTCGTTAAGTCAAAGGTAGCCTTCATGTCTTTCATTAGGTCTAGATGTTTCTGTGGTATGTGTATTCCCATTTTAGTTCTCCTTTACATTAATTGTTTTACCGTGAGGTGCTTGCAAGTCAGTAGTCACTGCCCATAGAACAGGACTTTGCCATGCTCCACCCCAATTATCTTCTACATAACCGTCAGTCAGAACCAATACTACTTCAGGCTCCATGCGTTCAGCTTGTAGATACTCGTTTACACACGTAACATATGTGCCACCCCCACCTCTCGGTTTGGTTGACTCGAACAATCTTTCAAAGTCACCTTGCTCGTATGTCTCATGCCCTGCAACAGTCGTGTCCCAATACAATAGTTCTACAGTTTTAGGGTTGACATCGTTGCATACTCCAACAACTTCAGAGAGAAACATGTTTATATCTTTCTGACTAATAGATGCTGAAGTGTCAATGGCAATTGCTATTTTGCCAATACTTTCACCAATCATAGAAGGCATATATACATCTTGTCCTATGAATCTCCTATGTGGTCGCTTCCAACTTGATACATCTTTACTCTTGCATATGGCAGTAACAAAATCACGCAGTTGTTCTCGCCAATCTACTTTTGGTTTCAGTAGTTCATTGATAGCCCTGTTTGCATTGCCCTCCATTTTGCCTCGTATGATTTCACCTTGACGCAATGCTTGATCGATTTGACGCTCTGTAGTTTTGACTTCCTCCTCAGTCATTTCTTGAGCACCATCCCAATCATGTTCATCGTGTCCTTGTTGTGGTTCTCCACCCTCCTCTTGCAACAAGTCAAAGATTTGTTTGGTTGTCATGTTGGCATACTTGTGTTCAAACAATCCACCCTGTGGCATGACAGTCAAATGGTTAGTTTTGTCAGCTTCATATATTGAATAGTTCACAACATAATCAGCCGCCATGTTTGTAAGTTGTGGATTCTGTTTGAACAGTTTCTTCCACATATGCATGTGTTGATACACCTTGTGCAGTGCCTCATGCAATACTACAAAGTTCAACTCTTTGTCATCAAGTGTGTTGATGAACTCAGGGTTATACATTACATCTCTACCATTGGTGCAAGCCGTTGGTATTTTGTCAGTCATCTCTACCTTGCCAATAGAAAGAACTCCTGAAAACATACAGAACTCCTTGCTACGCATGATAGCGATGTGTGACTTGGTAATCCTATCGCTAGGATTCGTTAACTTCGTCATCTACACTCTCCTTAAAAGAATTGATTGTGTTTAACTGCCCAGTCGGTAAACACTTTGTTGGTTGCAAACATACCCTTACGTTCAGATGCCATGATGTTGACAGCAAACAATGCCTGTAACTCCATAGGTAATCGTTGCATGTAAGTAAGCCAAGCCTCTACGTTTTCTTTCTTGATTGTCATCAACTCTCTCATGACAAGAATCACTCTTGCACTTGGATCATTTGGCACCGATGCTTCACTAGGTTTTTTGTAGATAGCTTCCTTGGTAGGTAAGGCATCAGCTAGACTGAAGTATGCTGACATATCCCTAGCCGCAGATTCACCAATAGTCCCTGCCAATGAAACAAGTGTTGGCATTTCTCCCAGAGTATGTCTCTGGCTGACAATGAACGATGCTTTAGCCAATGACCTAGGCGAAACAAAAGCTTCTTGTTGAACTTTGGGGTTGTATATATACATGTTCTCTTTCTGTGATTCATCTTTGTATGATGCAAGGCAATGTGGAAACTGCTTTACCCACGCTAGTATCTCAGGTGCAATGCCATTGTCCATACCCCATTCAAGCCACTCATCATCATTAGGGTTGCGCACTTCGACATTGGTAAGTCTGTTTTTCGCATGTGCTTTCATACTGTCTCCCACTGCATCGGTTGTGAGGTTACCTGTTGAATACACAATAGAATCAGGGTGGAAGTGTATAGCACCTAGTCTTCTCTCGAGCATGACAGGTAGTAGCATGTTCTTCACAGGTTCATTAGCTTTTGTAATCTCGTCAAGCATGATGATTACAGGCTTACCCTCGTGTAGTTTGAATCTTTCGTTAGGATAGAACGCTGTTGTTTTTTGTTCGTGGTTCATTGCAGGCATTGCCAAGTCACCCAAATCCAAGTCAGCGCAATCAATATATACAGGTATGTGTGTCTTGAACCTAGCTGATAAAGTCTTCAATAGTGTAGACTTACCAATCCCAGGTTGTCCTTTGATGTGAACTGTTACATCTTTACCTACTGTTGCGATTAAGTTCTCTGCTTCTTTAAGACTGATAGTGTTTTGCATTTTGTTTCTCCTTATAGTTAAATATACAAATTCCCGAAATCGAGAATTTGTGTGGGTTATACTGCTTCAAGAATAGTTGAAGCATGGTATTTCTTTAAGTTTTTCTCATGATACTCCATGAACTTTTCTACACTTACTTTCTCGTCATTCTGTCTGTAACCTTGATTGACTTCAATAACAGATTCAAGAAAGTCTGCGTATTTCTTTTCGTCTGCTGTAAGCTTGTCAGGAAACTCATGCATTTCTTTCAGTGCTTTTCTACTGTCTTCTCTTGCACTGTTGTCATATATATCAGGTATAAGTTTATACATAGACTTATAATAATTGCCCTCATTATCTTTGAAGTTCTTTCGTATCAGGTTCATCTTCTTACGATTTACTTTGTATTTAGGTAGCGTGATAAACTGTTCCTCTGTTGTTGGTTTTTTGTCATATTTGAAACTGAGCAGTTGATCGGTTTTGCAATACCTAATCTTGTCACCCAATACAACTTCCAAGTATCGTTGCTTTTCTACCTTGTTATAATCGAATGGCGCAGGGACAATTTTACGAATACCTACATTTTCAAAAGCTACACCTGTCTTACCTGTTATCCAATCACCATGTTGTGCGGAGGCTTGGTTGTGTGGTGTTTGGAGTTTGAAATAATCACGATGATATTCTAAGTGTCGCTCAACCGTTGTTTGTTTGGTTGTCCAATTGTAATGGTCTGACCATAAACAGTAGTAGTAATCATCTAGTTCTTCGTCCCATAGTTTAGATAAGTATTGACGTGTAAATTGTTTTGTGTTCTTTAGAACACCTTTTTGTCCAAAGTGTCTGTCAACAATTTCAGGCATCAAATGCTCGTCGTTAGTGTTTTGTCTTACGACTTGAAACTTAGGCTGACTATGACCGTTGAAGTCTAGCTGATACATAAGTGCCATATCGCTATAACTATTTACTTGTTGCGTATGCCATGTGTCTTGTATTACATAACTCATAATAGTTCTCCTCTCGTTAGTTGAATTACAAATTCTCAAAATCGGGAATTTGTATAAAAAATAGAGCGTAGTTTCCCACGCTCTATTTATAAGTATAACATAAAACCTAGACAATGTCAAGTCATTTTACGTTCCCTCCTTTGTTGTTGATTCCTTTCAAATCCTCTAGTCGTGTAAAGACCATGTAGTTAGATTTGTGCATCGGTGCAATAGTATGTTTAACTTTCTTAGCTTCTATTTCACCACACTTCAAACATGTTCTATAACCTAACACATGACGAGAAGTTGGTATGTGATTATCACATTTACTACAGGTAAATTTTGGCATTGTTACTCCTTATTTTGATCGATGAATGAAACTACCTTTGATGGCACTTTCAGGAAAGTTAGGTAGTGGGTATAGTAATTCCTGAAGTGCGTTGGGTTTGGTTTTAAAATACTTTAACTTGTGGTCATATGTTCTACCAAACCTCAAAATATTTTGGCTGGCGAGATATGGGAGTAGAAATTGAAGTTCTGATTTTTTAAACCCTGCTAACTTCGTTAGTTCTGCTGGGGAGTATTCACCATTACTACTTACTACTTCAAGTATGTCAGAGGTAGCTTGTGTGTAGCTTACCTCTGAACCGTCAATGCGTTTATACATCTTTTCTATCGCGTGCGTTTTACTCATTATTATCCTTTCGTTAACTTCGTTATTCTTCACAGTTACCATTGATACAAAACCTGTTGGTATTGCTTAGTAACTCTTCCTCTAGTTCAGTCATTGTCTGAGCCACATCACTATCATTTTTTGGTTCTTCTAATGATGCAGTAACAATATCAACAGGTTCACCCCATGGTAATTCCTTTGCAATCCTAACTGCTTCTTCAGCAGAAACTGCGTTTACTTTTAGTGGTTCATACTTCTTCGCCACTTGAACCACATAAGTATTGTAGTCATCTTTAATCATATCTACTCCTTTAAGTTTGTATCGGCTTCAAATGAGATTATACTATCATTTACAACCTGTAAGGGTTTCCCCTCCTCAATGTGATTCTTGACATCATCACATAAGTCATTGATTGCAAGTCGGCTCAAGTCAATATTGTTAGAGTGCACGACAAGGTCTTCACCCATGTCATCATTCAAAACAATTCTGAATGTAAGTTCGCTTGTGTCAACGTATATATAATCAACATCTTCTGATTTAATTCTCATTACTTACTCCTTTTCTTATAGTGTTCTCTGTATAGATAGTCAGATTCCGTTACATCATTGTCAGATTCTAATTCTGTTATCCAACTATCAACTACATTTGCTACATCATTAGGGCACTCAGACAGATTAATAATTTGCCCATCATTTGTATACCCTACAATTTCCCATGCTACTATTTTATCTAAAGCCATGATGATAATACCTCCCTTGTTAAAAATCCAAGTGCAAAGCCGAACAACAATCCTAAAATATACCAATTGCGTTTCTTGCGTCTTACTTCAATAGTTTCATAGTTCATAGTTTTTCTCCTTTGTTTACAAAATCCTGATTTCGGGAATTTGTATAGGTGTTTGTAATAGTGTCATAACCTCTTGACATCCAACTCTCAGGTTTTATGTTACGGAACCAATCAGATACTGTAGGTATACGACCTGCACAATCCTCTCTGACATGTTGCTCGCCTATAAATCTGACAGGCACTTTCTTGCCATCACTATTGGTTATGGTCAATCCAAACACTCGTTCACATTCAAATATACCCTGTGAATGATGTCTGAGTGCTCGGTGTCTGAAGTCTGCAAATGTTTCTTTAGTGTCATCAAACCAATTGTGTATGGCTTGATAGTCTTCGGGTTTACCACCCCACTTCTTTACACTTGTGAGTGCATGATGATATGTGTGCATGTTAAACCTCCAAACAAAAGTATATAAATGCAAGGACACCTATTGGCATAAGTAAAGCCAATATAATCAATGCCCAATCTCGTATTGCCCACCACCTTTGTTGCTTTTTGAAGTCGTCATTCATTACGCTACCCTCCTAGCTTGTTGTTTCGCTTGTATCATAAGTTGATCGAAATCCATCGGTATTTCTAACTCATGTTTAGAGTTTTCATCTTGCACGACTCTGACATTCATATCAGTCACAACTTCAAGTTTTTCTTTCTGAAACCCTCTGACCGTAATCGAGCCGTATCCACCCTCGTTGTTTACCCAATCCTCACCTGTTTCATCAAGTAGCTTGTATGCCCAAGACTCTAATACATCTCTCAAGTCTGCATATTCTTGATAACCATCTTTTATAAACAAGTCCTTAGCTACCTCATTGCCTAGGAACGGAACGGCTAGGTCTACTTTAGGTTCAGTAGTAACACCTTCAATCTGACCTTCATCACCACCACCTTCAAACTCTATTTCTATTTCTTCTACACCCAACTCCTTGAGTTGTGCCCACGCATATTGAACTGCGTTCATTGTTTCTTTTAGTTCTCTTGCGTGTCTCTCTTGCCATGTTTCTTGTTTTTCTTGCATAATGTTTCTCCTTAGTTTTTAAGTTGATTTACAAAATCCTGATTTCGGGAATTTGTGATACATACACAGGGCGTAATTTCCCACCCTTATTTAACATTATACTACGATTTATGGACATTGTCAAGTATATCGTCCCATGACTCAGTAAGAGTTTGTAACGCTGTTTTAGGTATTTTGTTGTTAGCTTCGTTAGCTTCGTGAGTATATTTCGTCTCTATGATGAACAGTTTCCACAGTCCTGCAGGCATGTTGATTTGACCCTTTTCCCACCTCGACCATGTTGCTTGTGTAACACATACTAAATGTGCACACTCACCTTGCGATAGCTCTGCACGAAGTCTATGATTTTTGATTGCGTTTGCATCAGGTATGAAGTAGGTATTCATGCCATTGGTCTCGAATCTTTCCTGCTCTTTAACACTTTAATCTTAGCAGAGAGAAGTTCCCAAAACGCTAGGTGCATTTTAGCTTCTCCTGTTTCCCATCTTCTATAATGTCTAGAGCTTACATGTAATAAATTGCTTGCTTGGTCTTGTGTTAAATCGATCGAAAGTCGAAGGTCACGAATTTCTTTTGGTGTTGGTTCTAATAACTGTTTCATTTTGTGTATACAGTCCTCTCAATTGTTGGTTTATTAGAATACCATATTGTCCTGTTTTGTGCAAATTAGGACAAAAACCTGATTTCGGGAATTTGTACCATATTGTCCTGTTTTATACATATTGTATATTTTGACCTGATTTGTCCTGTTTTTAATCTTGTGAGAAATGAGCGTGGTGTGTTTGGTAAAATATGGCTACCATATTGTCCTATTTTATACATATTGTATATACATATTGTATATTTTGACCTGTTTTGTCCTGTCAGATTGTATATAC